CGCCCCGGCCACCCCAGCCGCACCCCCGGCGCCCGCGAAAATCACCATGCCGAACCTCAAGGGACTCAACGCCGCCGTCGCCGACGACAAGCTGCGTAAACTCGGCTTCACGAACATCCAGTACGGCAGCGCCGACGAAAACGACACCCTCGTCCTCATGTTGGCGAACTGGACGGTGACGAAGCAGTCCGCGAAGGCCGGAACCAAGCTCGCCGCCGACGACCTCATCGTGGTCACCTGCACCAAACAGAACTAGCCCGAACCCGGAAGCCCCGGCACCTCGACGGTAGGTGCCGGGGCTTCGTCGCACCTCACCACCAGCCCCGGCGGATAGACTTCCCCTAACGCCGCTGGTTCTGGGCCGGGCTCCACACACACTCGTGGAGGAGTCCCCCGGCAATGTCCTGCCCGCTGATCAGCAACGCCAACACGATCCGCGTCACCCGGGTCGACGCCTGCGGCCGGCCCGTCTGCGGCCCCGACAATGCGTACGTGTTCGACTGCTTCGCCAGCCTCGACATGGAAGCCAACGTCGAGGAGGGCGAGACGATCCAGTTCAAGGCCGCGAACGGCCGGGTCTGCGCCAGCAAAAAGCAATGCGACTCGTTCCTCGGCTACAACACCACCCTCAACTTCTTCGCCGCCTCCCCGGAGCTGGTGGAGATCCTGACCACCGCCCCGGTCGTGTTCGACTACGCGGGCAAACCGATCGGCTGGGACGACTGCTCGATCCCCTGCCGCGCCGGGTTCGCCATCGAGCTGTGGGCCGACATCATCGGCGAGGACGTGTGCCCCGAGGAAGACACCGGCGAGGGCGTGTGGCAATACTTCCTGCTGCCGTGGATCAGCAACGGCCGGATCGGTGACCTGTCGCTCGGCGCGGAGGCCGTGTCGTTCACCCTCACCGGCGCGACCCGGGCCGGTGGACGGTGGGGCGTCGGCCCGTACGACGTGATGGCGCAGGACGCGGCTGGCACGCCAGGCCCGATGCTGGCCCCGCTGTCCGGCACCTGCCACCGCCGGACGTTCACCACCACGATCGCGCCTCCGGAGCCGTCCTGCGAGTACCAGCCCGTCGAGGGTGAGCTCTGCGAGGTCTCCTGACCCATGTGCCTGCCGGACATCGTGGTGCCGGTGCGGGTGGGGGCTGTCAACGAGCAGTTGCGGTACGCGCTGCGTTCGTGGGCGGCCCACCTGCCGCACCGGCACGTGTGGGTGGTTGGGTACCAGCCGCCGTGGCTGACCGGGGTGCGGCACCTGTCCACCCAGCAGGCCGGCCACACGAAGTACCGCAACACCACCACGGCGGTCCGGGCAGTGTGTGAGCACCCGGAGGTGTCCGACCCGTTCCTGCTGTGCAACGACGACTTCTTCGTCATGCAGCCGGTCGAGCGGATGCCGGTGCTGCACCGGGGGCCAGTGGCGGAGGTGGAGCGGTACTACGCCACCCGCGGCTCCGGGAAGTACCTGCGGGGCATGCGGGAGACACGGGACCTGCTCGCCGAGCTGGGGCACTCGGACCCGTTGTCGTACGAGCTGCACGTGCCGTTACCCGTCGACAAGGCGGGAATGCTGCGCGCGCTGGACGCGGGCCGGCATCTGGACGTGATCCATAAGCGGACGATGTACGGCAACCTCGCCGCGCTGGGCGGCACTCGGGCAGCGGATGTGAAGGTGCTCGGCCGGTCCGGCGCGTTCGACCGGGCGTCGCCGTTCCTGTCCACGATGGTCGACTCTTTCGCCCGCGGCGCCGTCGGGGCGTTCATTCGCGGCCGGTTCCCCGGACCGTCGCCGTACGAGCAGCCAGGGAGACGCTGATGGCCTTGCAGGCCGGCCCGTGTGAGCCGTGGCCGTTCGAGCCGTGCTGCTCGGTTGAGGGCCGGGACCAGGCCGACGTGGACCGGTGGCGGATGGTCGCCACGCAGATCCTGTGGGCGCTGTCCGGCCGGCGGTGGGGGCCGAGCTGCCCGGTCACGGTACGGCCCTGCCGGCGCTCCTGCGTCGAGCAACTACTGCCCGCCGGTTACGGCCTGTACGGCACCGTCGCCGGCCGGTGGATCCCCTACCTGGGTGCGGACGGGCTGTGGCGCAACGCCAGCGTGTGCGGGTGCGCGTCGTCGTGTTCGTGCACCCAGCTCTGCGAGGTGCGGCTGGACGCTCCCGTGCACGACGTGGTGGAGGTGCGGGTCGACGGGGTGGTGGTGCCGCCGGAGGCGTACCGCGTGGACTCCCCTGCCCTGCTCGTCCGCACCGACGGCGGCTGCTGGCCGGACTGCCAGGACATGACCGCCGACTGCGACGCCGAGGGGACCTTCTGCGTCACCTACCGGGTTGGGCTGCCGCTCGACGCGGCGGCCATCGCAGCGGTGTCCGCGCTGACCTGCCACCTGCTGCAAGGCTGCGGCGGGACGGGCGGGTCGTGCGGGTGCAAGGCCAACCCGAACATCACCCGCCTGCAACGGCAGGGCGTCGACATGGAGTTCGCCGACCCGACGCTGCTCTACGCGGACGGGCGCACCGGAATCCGTGAGGTTGACCTGTGGCTGATGGCGGTCAACCCCGACAGGTTGTCGCGGCCGTCGCGGGTGCTGTCCCCGGACCACCGGCCAGCGCGGAGGACGATATGGCCCTGACCGCGCTCGGCGTGCACGAGTTGGCGGAGCGGGTCCTCGCCTGCGTGTGCCAGGCCCTCGACGCGACCGCCGAAGAGGTGACCGGGCACCCGGGCTGCCCCTGCCGTGCCTGCGTAGTTCCTGGCGCGCCCGCCTGGGATTCGTGTGAGGACCCGTGCGACAACAGCGGCGGGCCGGGCGGTCAGCTGACCGTGCACGTGGCCCGCATCTTCCCGTCGCGGGAGTTCCCTGCCCCCGATCAGACGGTGCTCGGGTTGCGTGGCTGCACCCCGCCGTCCACGACGGCGGCGGAGCTGGTCGTGACGCTGCTGCGCTGCGCACCCGCCCCCACTGAGCACGGCTGCCCGCCGTCGTGCGAGGAGCTGGCCGCGACGGCGCGGATCGTGCACGTGGACGCGGCCACCGTCTTCAACGCGCTCATGTGCTGCCTGCCGTCGACTGGTGGCTGGCGGGGTCGCCGGTTCGTGATGGGTGAGCAGCGGATCGTCGGCCCGCAGGGTGGCTGTGTGGGGGTGGAGCAGCGGGTCATCGTGGCATTGCCCGGCTGCGGCCCGTGTCCGGGCGCGTCGAGCTGACCGGGGGGGCGGATGCCGGTCGAGGTGCGGATCAACGGGGCGCAGTGGCAGCGGGCGTTGCGGCGTCGCGGCGGCCCCGGAGACCGGTACGTGCGGCAGGTCGCCGCCCGGGCCGCGATAGTGGCGTCCGGCCTGGCCCCGGGCAGCGCGGGCCGGCAGATCACCGTCGAGGACGCGCCCAACCGGCGGGGTGCAGCGGTGGATGTGGTGTCAAACCACCCGGCGTCGGTGTTCCTGATCCGCGGTACCCGTCCTCACCTGATCCGGCCGCGGCGTCGGCGTGCTCTGCGGTTCGAGGCCGGCGGCCGGCAGGTGTTCGCCAAGCTCGTCCGGCACCCGGGCACGAAGGGATTCAACTACCTGCTTGAAGCGCTCCGGCGGGTGCTGTAGCCCGCAAGCCGGCGTGCTGTGCGGTTACCCTGCCAGTGACGCTGCCGCTGGTTGTGGGCCGGGCACGCCGCTCACAGGGGAAGGGGTCCACCCGTGGCCCGCAAATCGTTCACGATCCGCACCGAGCCACACGTCGCCGAGGTGGGAGACGTCGAGCTGCTGTTCCGACCCGAGGTCGACGGCGACGAGTTCCTGGACGGCTACGTCGAGTTGCAGGACGCGCAGAAGAAGCTCGGCGGGTCCGAGAAGGACCTGTCGCCGGAGGCGCTGCGCGAGGCGACCGCGGCTGTTCGGGCATTCCTGGCCCGGTGGATGCTGCCCGAGTCGCAGCAGGTGTACGCGACGATGCGGCTGCCGCAGCGTGTCGAGGCGTCTCTGCTGGAGTGGCTGATGGGTGAGGAGGTTTACGGGCAGGGGCGCCCCCCTACGTCACCCAGCGACTCCTCGCCTCGGCCGCCGAGTCCTGGGATTCGTGGGACGGGCAGCTCGCGCTCCAAGGCGTCGACCCCCGCTCGTGGACGCTGACGCGGCTGCTGAACGCCGCGGAGGCGGCGATGGACATGACCGCCGAGGACGACGCGGAGCGGGAACGGAACCGGGCCGCCCTGTACGCGCCGCCGCCGGAGCTTGCCCGCAGTGGCGGCGGACGCCGGACGGGTGTGAGCCGGTCGCAGGTGATGGACCTGATGGCGCGGGTGGCCGCCGAGGACGCCGCGCTCCAAGCTGGCCGGCGGCCCAGCCGGTGACGGAGGTGGAGGCGCACAGCCTCACGTGCACAGGAAGCCCCGCGTGACCCCCGGCCGATAGGCTGGACTCGCTGCCGCTGGTTGTGGGCCGGGCACCCTCTCACGTCGAGGAGTGCCCACGGTGGCCGACGAGCTGGAAGGCTCCGCCCGCATCCGGGTAGAGCTGGACGACACCGGCGTCGTCGCTGAGGCGACTGTGCTCGGCCGCCGTATCCAGCAGGCGTTGGACCGGTCCACCCGCGGTGCCGGGGAGCGTATCCGCCGGGACCTGCAACGGGCGTTGCGGGCAGCGATTCCGGTGCAGGTGCGGCCGGACACCACCGGGTTCGCGGCACGGGTGCGGGCCCTACTGCGCGGCCAGCAGGTGCCGGTGCGGCTCACCCCCAACCTGACGGGGTTCACCACCCAGGCGCGGGCCATGCTGCGCGGCCAGACAGTGCCGGTGCGGGTGGAGCCGTCCATCACCGGGTTCATCACCCGGCTGCGGGCGCTGCTGCGGGACCAGGCCGTCCCGGTGCGGGTGCTGCCCGACACGAAAGATTTCTTCCGGGTCCTGCGGCTGCTGGCGAAGTCGACACCACCGATCCAAGTGCGGGTGGTGCCGGACCTGTCGCAGGTGCAGGCACAACTGCGTCGCACCCGAGTCCCGAACATTCGGGTGGGTGTCGACGTGGATCGGTCAGCCGCGGACCGCGCCGGCCGGTCGCTGTCGGACTCGATCAGTAAGGCCACGAAGTCAGCGTCGAAGGCTGCGGCCACAGGGTTCGCGAAGTTCTTCGGCGGTGCCACCCTCGGCGCGCTCGGCCTGGTCTCCGCCCTGCAACAGGTGTCCCTCGCCGTCGCCGCGATCGCCCCCGTAGCCGCCGCTGGAGTAGCTGCGCTACCCGGTGCGCTACTTGCGGCGGCTGCGGCGGCTGGTGTCGTGCAGACCGCGCTGATCGGGGTGGGTGACGCGCTCGAAGCGGCGGTGTCTGGTGACGCCACCGAGTTCGCTGAGGCGATCCAAAACCTGGCCCCGTCGGCGCGGGAGTTCGCGACGGCTGTCCGCGAGGTCACCCGGGCGCTGACTCCGATGCAGCAGGCCATTCAGAACGTGTTCTTCGCTGGTCTGGACGCGCAGGTGACGCGGGTGGGTGCGGCGGTCCGGCTGTTGCGGGACGACGCCGTGTCGGTGGCGTTGGGGTTTAACCGGGCTACCTCGGATGTGTTGGCGTTCGCGTCGTCGGCGGCGGCGGTGGATGCGGTGCGGTCGTCGCTTCGTGGGGTGCGGGATTTCCTGGACCAGTTGCGGCCGGCGATCCAGCCGCTGTTGTTGGGGTTCGCGTCGCTGGCCGGGCAGGCAGGCCAGTTCGGTGGGGTGTTGGGTGGGTCTGTCGCTGACGCCCTGACTCGGTTCGGGGAGTTCCTGCAAAACGTTGACCTGCGGGCGGTGTTCGCTGCGGCGTTGCCGACGTTGCAGACCCTCGGCGAGTTGATGTCGAACGTGGGGTCGATTTCGTCGAGTGTGTTCGATGCGGTCGGCTCGGGCGGCGCTGGTCTGCTGGGTGTTTTGACGCAGTTGACGGGCATGCTTGCGGCGTTCTTGAACAGTGCGCAGGGGTCGGCCGCGTTGCAGTCCCTTGTGGGGGTGGTGAATGCCCTCGGGTCTGCCTTGAGTGGTGCGCTGCTGGCGGTTCTTCCGCAACTCGGGGCCGGGATTTCCGCCCTTGCGCCCGCTTTGACCCCTCTTGCGAATATTCTTTCGGAGGTTCTCGCTGCCGCGGCCCCGATTTTGCCGGTCGTCGGCCAGCTGGCGGCAATTCTCGCCGGAACATTGACGTCCGCGATTGTCCCCTTGGTCCCGCTGATCTCGTCCTTGGCGTCGATGTTGTCGGGAAATCTGGCGCAGGCGGCCCCCGTTCTCACCCAGCTCGGGGTCACCTTGGCGACGATCCTCGGCCCCGCCGCGGAACTTCTCACCGACCTTTTCACCCAACTCGCCCCGGTAACAGCCCAGTTGGGGGCGCAGATCGCCGCGCAACTCGTGCCGATTTTGCAGGAGATGGGGCCACTTTTCGCCGACACCCTCCGCTCCCTGCTTCCCCTCGTTCCCGCCTTGGTGTCCGTCGCCCCGGCCGCCCTGGAGATCGTGTCGTCGCTGACCCCGCTCGTCGAGCTGCTGGCGGTGCTGGTGTCGAACGCGCTTCGGACGGCGGCGCCGATCCTGGCGTTGGCGACGGCTTTGGGTGGCCTGGCCGCAGGGAACGTGGTCGCCCCGGCGTTGGAGGCGGTGGCGTCGGCCCTGTCGGCGGTCCTCACGCCCGTTTCGGCGGTCGCCGGGTGGCTGGCTCAGCTGGGGCCCCTGCTCACCGGGATCGACTGGTCGGGGATCGGGTCGGCGATCTCGGGTGGGTTCACGGCGGCGTGGCAGGCGGTCCTCGGGTTCTTCACCGGGTTGGGTGAGCGGATCGTCGCCCTGCCGGGGCTGATCGTGTCGGGGTTGGCCGCCCTGCCGGGGCTGCTCGTCGGTGCCCTGCAAGCGGCGTTCGATGCGGCGCTCGTCGCCGTCGGTGTGGCGATCGGTGTCATGCTGTTCACGTTCACGCAGCTACCGCAGCGGATCGGCACCGCCCTCGCCGCCCTGCCGGGCATCCTCGCGGGCGCGTTCACGGCGGCGTGGACGGCGGCCCGGAACGCGACAGTGACGGGCGTGCAGGCCGTGGTCGGGTTCGTGACCGCCCTGCCGGGCCGTATCGGGTCTGGGCTGGCCAGCCTCGGCGGGATCATCTCGGGTGCGTTCCGGTCTGCCCTGTCGGCGGGCCGGTCGGCGGCGGTGAACGGGTTCAACACGATCCTCGACTACATCCGGGGGATCCCGGGCCGGATCACGTCGTTTGCGGGCCGATTCTTGTCCGCCGGGCAGGCGTTGATCGGCCGGCTGGTGGACGGGCTGCGGCGGGTGCCGTCGCTGGGGTCGATCGGGTCGGCGATCGCGGACACCATCCGCAGTCAACTCAACCGGATCATCGGGGCGATCAACTCGGGTATCGGTCGGGTGGATGCGGTGCTGCCCGGCAGTCTGCCGCGGATTCCGCAGTTGGCGGATGGGGCGGTAGTGCGGAGGCGGATGTTGGCGGTGGTGGGTGAGGCCGGTGATGAGGTGGTGATCCCGCTGACCAGGCCGCGGCGGGCGCGGAAGCTTGCCGAGGAGTCGGGGTTGCTGGACATGCTTGCTGAGGGCAGTAGGCGGGCGCGGAGCGGCGGTGGTGACCGGTCGCGGGGCGAGGCGTCGTCTGACCGGTCGATCGTTTTCAACATCACCGAGGTTGGGGACGCGGAGGCCACCGCGCAGCGCGTCATGAACCGGATCGCATTCGGAACGGGGCTGTGAGCCGGCGATGCTGAACGAGTACCTCCTGCTGGAGGCCACCGAGATTTTCAACGGGGCCCGCCTAGAGGCTTACCTGGACAGCGTCGGTTCGCCGCTGGACACGCACGGCTTGTGTGGCTGCCCCACTCTCACCGCCGAAGTTCTCGGCGACGCCCCGTACACCACCCCCGCCGAGGACAACGCACCCTGGTACGACCCTGACGTTCCCGAGTCAGCGGACTTCGCGGGGCTGATGGTGTTGTCCATCGACGGGTTGGATGACCATCCGGTCACCCGGCAGGTGACCACCGCTGTGGCCGGTGGCGCCGCGTTGGGGCCGGCGAGGGTGCAGCCCCGCACGATCGTCGTCACCGCACTTCTGCTGGGGGCGTCGTGTTGCGCGGTGGACTACGGGCTGCGGTGGCTCGCGCAGGCCCTGTCCGGCTGCACCGGGGAGAGCTGCGGCGGGGACTGCCTCACCTTGTACAACTGCTGCCCGCCCGAGGGTGCCACCGCCGCCGAGTTTGAGCGGCACCGCCGCACGCTGCGCCGTGTCGCTCTCGTTGATGGGCCGACGGTGGTGGCCCGTAACGGCGACGGCTGCACCAGCGGCACGTGCAGTGTCGGCTCGGACATTCTGACGGTCGAGTTCACGTTGGTCGCGGCGACACCGTGGATGTGGACTGACCCGGTGCCGGTGTTGGAGATGCCGGTCCCGTCGGACGACAACACCGGCTGCGTGCAGTGGTGTGTCCACGACGGTGATGGGGAGTGCGGCACGTGCCGACTGGCGGGGTGCGCGGATCCGACAGCGGCGTGTGGTAGCCCGTCATGTCGGGTGCCGGCTCCGCCGCAGCCACCCGCCCCGACCACGTGTTTCTGTAAGTCGTTGGCGGTGAACAGTGTCGGCTACGACCTTGACTTGTCGGATTGGCCGCGCTGGTTCGGTGCCGCTCCGATCATCGACGTGTCGGCGGGAAGCGCGGATCTGCATCGGGTGACGGTGACGTTGTTCGAACGCACTCAGGAGCATGACGGTTTGTCGTGTGAGGAGATGGCGGAGTTGGAACGCTGCAACCCGCATTCCGTGTATGAGGTGGCGTTCGTGCCGGCCGGGGGGACCGTCACTTTGGATGGGCAGGTTGGTCGGGCGTTGGTGGAGTGCGGGGGCCGGTGTGAGCGGTCGCGGGATGTGTATGGCCGTGATGGGGGGCCGTTGGCGTTTCCGTTGTTGGACTGCGCCGAGTACTGCGTGATTGTGGAAGCGGACGCGATCATGCCGGTGGCTGAGGATGCGACGGTGACGGTGTCGCTGTCGGGTCGCGGATACTGACCGGGGGTGTGTCGTGCCTGTCGGCTGCGGTAGTCACAGCGCGATGGTGGTGGATAGAAGCGGCAGTGTTGTGTCGTCCGCTGATGTGCTCGTCGAGGTGGAGTGGACGCGGGTCCTCGACGATGTGTCGACCGCCCGGGTGTTCATCGAACCTGACGGGGATTGCTGCGAACGGCTCGACGGGGTGCGGTCGTGGCGGCACAAACTGGTGATTTGGCGTGACGGGCATCCGGTGTGGGAAGGCCCCATCGTTGATGTGGATTGGCGTACCACCGGTGTCGAGATTCAGGCTGTGGATGTGCTCGGCTGGCTGGACCGGCGGGTGCCGCACCAGGATATTCGGTTCGATGGCCGGGATTTAGCGGACATCGCTGCGTGGCTTATCGAGGACGGGTTCGCGCCCGACGATCCCGGCCATGATGTGGTGGTGGTTGGTGCGACCCGGATTTTGGGTGACCGCGAGTACGAGCAGGACCGGGGGCAGACCGGTGACCATCTGCGGAAGCTCGCGGAAACGGGCGTGGATTTCACGGCGGTCGGGTCGCGGATCCTGATCATGCCGGAGGACCACTGTGAGCGGGTGGGGTCGTTGACGGATGCGGATTTCCCGGCTGGCCTGTCGGTTGCGGAAGACGGGGCGTCGTTGGGTACCCGCTGGGTGGTGTGGGGTGACGACGATGTGAAGGGTGTGGCTGGCGGCGTTGACCCGTATTACGGGTTGTTGGAACGGTCGGTGGAGGAAACCTCGATCTTGGATGACTTGTCCGCGGGGGCTGCGGCCCGGTCACGGTTGCGGGGGTCGTCGCCGGCGCCGGTGTTTGTGGATTCGCAGCAGGTGACGTTGTCGCCGGATGCGGCGGTGGATGTTCCGTCGTTGGTGCCGGGCTGGTGTGTGGATGTGACGACGACGGCGACGTGTCGGAGGGTCGGGCAGTCGTTGAAGATTGTGGGTGTGAAGGTGACGGAGAACGGTTCGGGTGAGTCGGTGGCGGTGCAGTTGGCTCCGTCGGGGGTGTAGACGGTGGGGGTGCGTGGGTCGGCGGCGCGTAGGTCGCCGCATGGGTCGTTGGCGGGTGTGTTACGTGATTTGGGTCAGCGGGCTCGGGTTGCGGAGTCTGGTGGGCGGGTGGGGCGTGTTGGGCCGCCGGGTCCGCCGGGTGATCGGGGTCCGGCTGGTTTGCCGGGTGAGCCGGGCGAGCGGGGTGAACCCGGACCGCCAGGACCGTCACCTACCGCCGCGGTCGTCACCACCGGCGCTGACGGCCGCGCCACCTGGACGTACCCGCAACCATCCGCCGCGCCGCCGGTCATCGGCGCGTTACCGCTCGACCCGAACGTCGGCGACGACACCACTCTCACCGTCGCGCTCGAACAGGTCACGGCCACCCACGCCGTCGTGCGGGTGTGGCGCACCCGGCAACTCCTTGGCCTTGGTCTGCTGCCGTCGATACCAGCTGGTGCGGGCGTGACCGTTCATCTCACCGCAACGCCGACCGCCGGCGGTTAGGCTTCCCCTCAGCCGCTGGTTATGGGCCGGGCTGACCTTCCCCCTCTCCCTGGTGAGGTGTCAGCTGTGGCTAACGCATGCGTGTGCGGCGAATACTTCAACGTCAACAACGGCGAGTTGTGTCTCAACCCGGGCACGTTGGGGCTACGTGAACGGATCATCTACGACGAGCCGGGTGTCTACCAGTTCGTCAAAGCCGACTACCCGTGGCTGGCTCGCGTGCAGGTGCAGGTGCAGGGCGGAGGCGGCGGGTCAGCTGGCGCGATCGCCGATGCGGGGGAACTGATCGCCCGACCTGGGGCACCGGCCGGAGCGTGGGCGCAGTCCCTCATCGACGTGGCGCTACTCGGCGCCACCGAAACCATCGTGGTCGGTGCGGGTGGCACGGGCGGGGTTGGGAACAACGACGGCGGACCCGGCGGCGCCAGTTCGTTTGGTGGTCTCGTACTGGCCGAGGGTGGACCTGGGGGGCCGGTCAGCATGCTTTCGGGAACCGAACTGGAAACCGCCCGCGGTCCCGAGGGCGCGACGAACGGTATCGGGGACCTGGTTATCGGCGGCGGCGGTTCCGGTGGGGCGTTGCGGCTCAACGCCACCCGCGGTTTATCCGGGCAGGGTGGTGACAGTGTCCTCGGTAGGGGCGGCAACGAGATCAGGCAGAACGGGCCGGGGAACCCGCCGACGGGGTGGGGGGC